ATTTATTAAAACTTTAAATTAATATATTATGGTAGAAAGAAAAATTATTGTAGATAAAATATCTACTTTTGTAAGTGGAAAACTTAATGAAATATTAGATAGTAATCCATTTTCTTTTATTATAAAACCTTATGTATCTCGTGTAGCCAATAATTATATTGGTAAATTAGACGGATTATTAAAAGCTATTGAAGATAAAGATGGTAAAGTTGATATAGAAGGTATTTTAAGTGAAAGTATTGATAATTTAGTTGTTGCCCAAGTTAAAAAATATCCTAATGTGTTTAGTGGTGTAGAAATTGGAGGAGGAACAATTAAAATTAATATTCCTTCTTTTGATAAACAACTTGTATTTGATTATAATGACATTGAAACTTTTAAACAAAATATTTTAAATTAATATTTTATGTCTAAATATAAAGATATTATAAATAGTTATAAAGAAGCAAATGTTTCTTCTACTGAATTGTATAATGGAATTATGAGTTTACATAATGTTTTTGATTATGTTGAAAAACAAGATAATAAAACATTTTGGAAATCTATGAGAAAACTTCATGAATCTATTAAAGGTGCTCATTTTGATGAAGAATATGCTAAATGGCAAGTAAGTACTATGTATCATACTGCTGATAATGGTAAAATTTGTAAAGGAGAAATATATAATTATGATTGTGCTAAAAATGTATTTGATAAATATGTTCGTAATATAAATAGTAGTATTACTGTATGGGACGTTTATGTTGCTATTAACGCTCAATATCATGATTATATTAGATTATATTCTGAATGGTTCCGTAATATTAATAAGAATGAATTAGATAATAAAATTATTGAATCTGCTATTACTTTTTATTTTAAAGATGAAGATTCTGGTAGTACTAAAACTTGGAATTACTTTAAAACAGCTAATTGAGTTTATATTAGATTTGTTGTTGTGGCAATATGTGTTTCTAAACATGTTGCCGCTTTTGTTGTTTATATACTTAATACAAAAAATTTATTACTTTTCTTTGTTCTTTTTCAAGTAATATTATATTTGCTCGCAGCTATAATATTGAAATGTATAATCATATAAATAGTAAATGTATGGCAAGTATTAATCAACTTATTTCTGAAATTGCTCATTCTGTAAAGCAAGCTGATAGTATTCCTGTAAGACGTGCTATCAAACTTGGCATTATTCATGCTCGTAATGAACTTATACGTCATAGTTATGCTAATCATAATTATACAGATAAAGTTCTACAACAAAGATTTAAAATTACTCTTATTGATGTTCCTGACGGAGATATTTATCAAACCAAATATCTTCCTCTTCCTAAAATTAAGAGAACAAAAGTTAAAGTTCCTCGTCCTGTTAGACTAACTAATAATCTTCCTTTTCATTCTGTTCGTACTGCTGGAGTTAAAAATCCTATCATTATTCCTTTTGTTAAAGAATCTGTTTCTAAATATTATGGTAGTCTTCCGGGTTTATGTCCAAGTGTTACATACGATTATATAAATGAATATATTTATATAAATTGTATTAATGATTCTGAATTTAATAATTTAGGATCTATCGTTATAGAATCTGTATTTGAATATCCTCATATTATTGAAGTAGAAACTAACGATAAACCTTTTGATATTGATTCTATAAGTGATGACGATGAATTTCTTCTACCAGAAGATATGATTACTTCTATTAAGAAACTTATACTTGAAACATGGAATGCTAATGTTATACGTGATACTGCTGAAATTCCTTCTGTTAATTTAGCATAACGATAAAGATATTATGATACCTGATGTAAAATTTAAAAATTATTATCTTCAATTTATTTATAGTGCTAAAACAGATATTGTTAAGTATAAAAATGAATTAGAAGAAATTGTAATTAATAAAGAAGAACTTTATAATTATCTTGATAATAATAAACAATTACTTATTGAATCGTATAATATTAATTTAGATGATTATAAAACTGAATGGATAAATAAAGAATATAATACTTCTGAATTACTTTATAATAAAGTTATTAAATTATTCTCTGTTGCTAATGAAGATGATAATAAATTTATTATTGTTCAACTTATTAAATATTGTAATACTCTAAGACAAGAATATAAATATAATAAATTTATAGAACTTGCTAATAAACGTAGTACTATTCTTTCAAGTAAATATAGAGCTATTATTAATGCGTATTATGCTAAAGTTCATAAATGTATTCTTGAAGGTAAAGGTTATAAGTTTGGTTACGGTATTGGTACTTATTATATTAAATATAAGAAATTTAGTAATAGACATCGTAGTACTGTAACTGTTCTTGATTATTCTGCTACTGCTGCTCGTAAAAAAGAATTACTTGCTCAAGGTATTAAACTTTATGATGAAAATGAAGCAGCTTGGTATAAGTTTAGAAATATTCCTTATGACGGTGTGGATTATAGAGTTTTTAAAAATAAAGAAGGTGAATATCTTATTCGTTTTAAAGATTCTAAAATGATTAAAGATAAATTTCTTCAATATGAACATACTGAATATCTTGCTAATAAGTATAGAGGTATGAGTTATAAACAAATAGCGGATACTGTTTGTAATACTATTGAAGATATTTATAATTTACAATTAGATATACGATATAAACTTAATATATTGTTATACAAGTATCCAGAGAAATGTTTAAACTTTATGAGATATGATTAAACAAGATACAACTAATATAGAAAGAATTATTGCTAAGATAGATAATGATTTTAATCCCGATAATAGTGATTGGGTTCCAAGAGTTGGAGTTTGGACTTTAGAAGTTATGGGACAACTTAATATATTAAATACTGAAAGAGCTAAAGTTCAACTCCCCGTAAAGGAGAGAATAGCAATTAGTGCTTGTCCAATAGCTAATGCTAATATTAAAGTTTATGATAATAAAGGTTGTGAAGTGAAAGAAGCTAATAGTGAACGAGGTTGTAATGGTTGCTCCTCTACGGGGGAACCTGCGAGTGAAACGAGCAGTTCTAACGCAGTAAATACAACAGATGTTTATCATAATGATAATCCGTCAAAAGTTCCAGATTATCTTCTTGCTGAAACTCTTAATGATAAAGAATGGCCTGGTAGATATAGAGTGAATGAGTATAATTATGTTGGTAAAACAACTAATCGTACTCATAATTTTGTTATAATAGATGGTAATAAAATTGAACTCGATTTTGATACTGATTGTATTACTATTGAATATGATACTATCAAAACTGAACGTAGTAAAGTTTACGGTTGTGAATTTCCTGTTATTCCAGATAATGCAATTCTTGTAGAAGCTATTGGTTTTTATTGCATGTATAAAATGTTATGTCGTGGATATAAGCATCCTGTATTTAATCTTGGTGCTTCTCAATATGGTACTAATCCTTATTATATATGGTTACAACTTAAAGAAGAAGCTAAACGTTCTGTTATTAATCGTGGACAAGATATTGATGGTGCTCATAAACAATGGCGTAACGCATTCTTTAATTTCACCTTTAATCCAAAAGGGTAATAAATAAACGAGAATAGCTAAAATTAGCTTTATATTGAATTTTATGTTAGTAAGTGATTAATTGTATTAGGTTAAATCAAGATTAAATATAGAGCTAAAAATAGCTATCAAAATATATAATATTTTATAATCAATATAGAAGTTATTATGAATATAGTTCCTAAACTTAATCTTAATAAACACCCTAAAGATTGCGATAATCTTTCTTTAGTTGATGCTCGTAATATTAAGATTAGTCATGATGAAAGTTGTATTACTAATGAAAATTCTATAATAACAAATGCTTTAATACAAACTGTTATATATAAAATTTATAATAATAATTTTCTTATTAGAGGTGTTATTCCTATTAATACTGGTATAGTTTTATTTGTTCAAGAGTATAATAAAGTCGAAACTAATATTAATAAATTAGATATATTTATATATAATGAAAAGACTATTAATAAAGATGAAAATATTTATTTAGCATATAGTGGATTATCTTATCATGGTGGTAAATTTACTGGTACTTTTACTTATAATGTAGAAAATGATTTAATTATTGCTTTTAGTGAATATGATTGTAACAATAATGAATTAGTTCCTTTAAGAACTATTAATTTAGGTAATCCAGATAAAGCTGGTGCTGAAGATAATGGAGATATAAGACAAGTAGAAAGTAAATTAAGTATTGTTCCTGAAGTTAAACTTCCTGCTATAAGTAATGTTGAGTATGTCAAAGGTAATGCTTATAAAGGTTGGTATTATCTTTTTATTCGTTATAAAATAAATAAAAATGATTATACTCAATGGTATCCTATTGGTTATCCTATTTATGTAGATACTTTAAATGAAAATCAAATTATTAGGTATTGTTTTAATAGAAGTTTAAATATAAGAGAAGCAATAAGTCAACCAGATAAGCCCGGAACAAATGCTAAATATTATACTAATGTTACATTTCCTAATGAACCGTGGGACGGTTTTGGCGTAGGTTGTTCTGATTATTTTAGTGATAGTACTGATATTAGTAATGAAACTTTTAAAATTTCTATTAAAAATTTAGATAATAATTATAATATATTTCAAATAGGCAGTATTTGTGCAAGTAAAAGTTATACTAAATGTTATAAAACGTTTGATATTAATATTAAAGGTATTACTAATTATTATATTTTTGATATAAAAAATTGTGAAGAATATAGTACTCAAGAACTAATTGCTACTTATTATAATTATTATAACGTTAAAAATATTATTAATTATAAAAATAGATTATATATTGCCAATTATAAAGAAAATATTAAAGATGTTGCTGATTATACTAAAAATATTAAAATAGATTTACGAAAACAATATTTTATACTTAATGATGAAGTTATAGATAATGGTATTTACACGGATTTAAATAATAGATTACAATTTTATATTCAAAGTTTTTCTGAAATACCGTTAAGTACTTTTTTAAATATAGATTCAAATCAAGATGTTGTAATAAGTTTTGAAACTGCTCAATTAAGTGATCTTCATTATGATAACGATGGTAATTTAATAAGAGATTATAATAAAATAGTAGATTATATAAAAGATGGAGAATTAATAAAAAAAGATATTAAAAGTCGAAATACTATATCTATTACACGTAAAGCTGGTAAATGTATTATTTGTGGTGTAATAGATGATTGGGATACCGGAGGTATTAAATCTGATGCTACTCGTAGTACTAATGGTTATTTTACTATTCTTACTTGGGACGAACCAGATGAAAGCGGTATAAGTACTTATCAATATTTAATTCCTTCTAATTTAGATACAACTTTTAGAGGTATATATAATATAAAAATAGTTGATTCTGATATTGAAATAAAAATTTCTCGTATTGAATCTG